GTCTGAGCTAAATGAGAATATAAATCTACTCCATTCACTTGTACCTTCACAGAACCAGCACTTATTTTATACCCAGAATCTAATGTAACACTAAAAGATGACCCCGAAGCCAAACTATAATCTAAATGTCCTGGATATGTTGAACCTGAATCACTTCCTGAATAACTTGCCATCTTCATAGACAATGCTCTATTAGCATATCCCTGATTTATTATAGCTTTGATATCTACACTTGAAGAAGGTTCACCATTACCTCTCATAATGTACATCGTTGCTCCACCGAAAGTATTAGTAAACTCTAAATCCTGAGTCTCCACACCCACACCACTTGATACACCACGTATAAAATCAGTCGCTGACCCCAAACCACCAGGAGCCGAACCTCCACCTGTTCCAAAAATTCTAATATCCTGAGCTCTTCTATCTGGTCTATACAAAGAACTTACTGATAAATTAGTTTCATCTACAACATTTACACTTCTCGGTGTAAAAGCTTTTTGTGTATTAATATAATTGTTAAATGATTCTGGTATCAAGTATCCCCTAAATGAAAAACCAAATGTTGTTTTTATAATTCTCTCATTATCCCCAAACTCAGTAGCATCTTCAAAACTTTCTATATTTACTTTGAATTTAAATTTACCTGGTTCACCCCAATAAGAACCGTCTGAATAATTTATAAGTTCTACAATCTTATTCATCTGTTCTATATAAGCAGTCCAAATAATACACTCATAGGTTAATGTCATAAAGTCAGGCATTGCTACTGTATAAATTTCTTTTGTAGGAATTAATCCCTGTTGTACAGCAAACTGATCATATCTTTGTTTTTGAGTAAATCTTTTCTCAAAAGTATAAAAGTTTTTAGGGTCATTAGCATCTGTCTTATCTATTGGCATACTATCATCTTTAGCCATACTTGACCTTTTAAAAACTATAAGAGGTGTTATAATTTGTCTTTTAGTATCTCTTAAATAACCATCCTTTTTTACTGACTTCCATCTCTCAGGATTAGAATATAATACAGGAACTTTTATAGTTTCACCCTGTTCTATGGCAGTAGGTTTTATCACTTCATTAAAGTAATACATAATAGCAGCATCAACATCCATTAATCCTACTGATATATCTTTTACGTCATCGTCCCGTCTACTTACATCATGTCCTCTATTTAGTTTTCTACCGAGGATAAGACGTTGTGAACGGGGTAATGGTTTTAATCTTGCCATTAAATACTTCTAATCCTTTCAATTTGAAGGTTACTTTTTCTTACTAAGAACGCTGCACAAATCACAGCCCAATTAGCATCTACTTGACCACCGACTAACTGATTTTCGTTTATATTACTTACTTCCCAATGAGCATAATTCCAATCAAATATATCACCAAGTTCTACAACCACTCCCAAATCAACTAGTGTTTGTCTTACAAAAGAGAATATACCATCCTGTCTTAAATCAGGTCCAAACTCATCTGTAGTAAAATCAAAATCAGTAGCTTCTACAGTACAAGCTATTTGGATACCAGGTTGATAAATTTTACCTTTAGCTGCTTCTCCATATAAATTTGTTTCTGTGTCATAACGAGAAATTTTATATAACACAATTGTTTGGTTTATTATACCATCTTTACCTTCAGCTAACTTACCAATAAGTTCATGATTAAAGGTATCTAACGTTTTCCTGTCATTTTCAGATAAAAATCTTGAAGGCATATTTTTAACCTATATAAATTGGATAAGGTACTTTATTTAACTTCTCTTGTAAAAAGTCGGCTTCATCTTTATCAGCTTCTAACAAAGCTTTTCTACTTGTTTGGTCTAACATTTCTCTTAGTTGTTCTACAAGTATTGTTTTCTCTTCAGTAGCTTCAGACCTTAAAGTTTCTCCATCCAATGTTGTTTCTGCATTAGGAATAGGTATAGAACCATACTTACTTCTTACTATACCCAATAGTTCTTTAGTCAGAGCAAATCCATATTTTCTAATCCATTGTCTACCTGGATGGTTAATATACTGATATTGCATATTATCAAAAGGAGCATTGGAAAAATCTGACACTGTATCTACCGAACCACTAAATTCTGTAATTAAAGGATTGTCTCTATCACTAACAACTATATACTGTACCCATAACTTAAAACTGTCTACTGGGTCTGGAAATACTCTTAATTTATTATTTTGTAGTGTAAATGAATAAGCTGATTTTCTAACTTGGTCATTAAATTCTATAGCCTGTATTCTTAACAAATCCTCAAATACTGGCATCATTACAAATGACACGGCTGGTGAATATTTACCAAATCCAAATCCCTGAACAAGATTTATAGTACCATAACCAGTAGTAGCGTAAGGGTCGAAATATCTTGATATCGCGGGACTTGATTCATAGAATACCTTTTTTATTTCTATAGCTTTATTACTTTCCGAAGCTTCTGCTATAATTTTATTTAAGTCATATACTTGACTACCACTCGTTACATTTACAGAACCAGATTTATATTCTACAAAACCACCCACACCAGCTTCAGTACCATACTGTTGTGATAAAAATACATTTCTACCCAAAGTTGGTGTTACTTTCTTATGTGTAAAACTAGAACCTGTACTTTGTCCCTGTAAATGGAGTAAGTTATCTCTTATATTAAATTGATTTACTTGTGAAGAATATTCTGTTATTGATTCCTCTAAACAGGCATAAAATTGTGTATCTTGTAGTTCAACATCCATGATTGGATAACCCAGTCTCTTAGCACACCACGTTGCAAACTTCGGTGCTTCACTTTGAAAGTCTGAATCAACATCATAAAAACCAAATGGAGTGCTTCCACTAACTGCTGAACCTGAACCAGGCCAAATTGCTTGTTGTGCCATTATATTCTCCTATTAAATAGAATTACTCATTAATAAATATTAAAGCACAAAAAAAGGGTGAGTTTCCTCACCCTTTTTTGTTTTCGTTTCTACGAGTGAACTAAGTATTAAACAAAATTCACGTCGGCAACAACGACTGTACCATAGAACTCTGGACGCACCATTTTCTTGGCATAACGTGTCATTACGCCCTTACGAGGTGTGAAGTTCTTAGGATCATACACCAGAGGTGTCATGATGAGGGGTACATACGGTGCATAAACAGCGCCGGTCTCAAGGAAATTACTTCCCCTGAATCCCATGAGAATCGTATTCTCTTGCATATAGGGGTTCTTGTAGACAGTAAATCTGTTATTCAACAGACCAACTTTCTGAACTCCCATCGCGTACTGCATATTTGTAGAATTACCATCCGATGTAGTCGCGTATCCTGGAATTGACTCAAGAATCGTAGCAGTCTCTGGTGAAACAACTAACCAGTTAGCACCACCACGTAGTGTTTTCTGATGAATTGCATTAGATACTGCTTGTATCTTGTTTCCAAGAGTCTGGAACCAAGCACCCTTTGTATAGGCGTTGGAGTTACCAGAATTTTCCGTAAAGGAATTAGATACTACGTCATAGTCGAAACCGACTTTAGCTGACCAGTATTCTTTCTTAGCGACCGCATTGGCTCTTAACATATCGAGGATTTCCAAATCAATTTCCATTGAAACGTACTCACTCAACATAGAGGTAAGTTCTGCTTCAGCATCAACACTATGATAAGCATTGAGGTCTTGAGCTAACTCAGGTGTCCAGACGGCTTTCAGTTTACGTGTCTTAGCGACAATCGCAACTGAACGCATCTGAATGTCAATCTCTGGGATTCCCATATCACCTTCAGGGTTAGCGTCAGTCTGTGTAGACGTGGCTTCAAAATCACCACGTGTCACATCTGTCGGTGCTTTGTGATACTTAAGTGTCACAGAGCCCCTAAGTGCTGGGTTATCCATACCAAATGAACCAGATGCAGGGTCAATTACGAATTTAAATAAACTCGCGCTTGCCTGTGTGTAAGCGGGATACATCTTAGTAATCTGATTTTCACCACTTCCACTGAGTTCAAAGGCACGTACACCATCTAGGTCAGGATTAGAAGCAGAGGACTGTACGAAGGTAGCCGTATATAGGTTACCTGCGGCTATAGAAGCTGACAAGTCAGGTTCAAAATCAACATCCTTCCAAACAGCAGATGCTGTTGTGACGGCTGAAATTGCTACTGACTGATCGTTAATGGAATATCCAAAACGACCTGCGCCATATAGACCCTGCGTTGCATCACCTGAACCAGATGTTACACCAAAGATATCATCACCTTTACCAAAGTTAGGTCCGGCAGTACCATATTTGAAGTCTAGAAAGAAAATGAGACCTGAAGGAAGGTTCATCGGCTGAACAGAAACAAAGTCCTGTGCTGCCAACTCACCAAAAATCCTACGAACCAAGGGTAGTGCAACACCACTCCATTCCTCAGAATTAGAGCTAGTTCCAGTCCTTGCAGATTCGTCAATTAACTGACGAGCCTGGTTTTCAAGAAGAACAGCCATACCATGTAGTCGCTGTTCATCTTCAATACCTTCGAGAAGACCTGTAGGTTCCCACTTTCCAATTAGCTGCCGAGTTTGCTCGAGAAGCTGACGATGCGGGTTGTACCCGTCCATGATGGATTCTATTGCATTTAATTTAGACATTTAATTTCTCCATAAAGAACGGTTGTTAAAAAATAGTTAAACAATATTAGCAAGTTTCTGAAAACGTGCCTTCAACTCTGTACCTTCGGAAATAACTTCCTTGTTTTTAGGTACAGTTGAAGCGACAGGTTTTGAAGCAGATCCCTTGCTCTCTGTAATTTCGGTACGGGCTGGAGTACCAAACGATTCGGCCATCGTTGTGTAAACAAGTTTGACTTCTCGTAATGTTTTTGCCCTGTCAAAAGTCTCAACAACTTTCATCTTCTGATCATTATTTAAACCGTGATTACGGAATAATTTGTTAGTGAACAAAAGTTTAGCGTTAAGTAAATTGACCTCACTAAGTTTGCTACGCAAGTACTTAATGACATTCCTGTGCTCTTCGAGCTCTGTTTTGAGTGATGTTGCATCTTCTTCGACGGCTTCAGATTCATCTTCCGCAGCGAGTGCTTCGAGGACTTCCTCTAGATCAATCTCTTCGGAGTCTTCATCTTCTGTCAAAGTTTCTTCAACACTATCATCAACTGACTCGTGATGTTTGGCTTTAGAAGCAGAACCGATACCTGTGGTATCAGAGGCTTTCTTATTGACTTTGTTATCACCTTTACCAATATCAGAAGAAACATCGTTTTCATCAAGGTCCTCGTCGCCTTCGGCCACTTCTTCCTCTTCAAGTTCTTCTGTCTCAGTATCTTCATCAAGCTCTTCATCGTCACTCTCATCCAGGTCATTTTCATCACCTTCTTCGAGTTCCTCTTCGAGCTCTTTGATAACTTCGTCTAAGTCATATTCGTCAAGGTCGTCTTCGACCTCTTCTTCATCTTCCATATCAGCAGGCTCTTCTTCCTCACCTACTAACCTGTAAGTATGTCCATTGACTTCGATTGTTTCGGCCACTTCTTCTTCCATTTCCTCATCCTCATCCTCGTCAGGTTCCGATTCCATTTCGTCTTCGTCACCATTACGAGCATAGTCAGTTGCATCCTCACCCACCTCGTCTTCAGGTTCCATTTCATCTTCCTCTTCATCTTCAACCTCTTCATCCTCAGCAACTTCGTCGCCAATTTCAGATTGAATTTTCTTAGAAAGCATGGACTGTAAACGTGGGGTAAAAGCTTCTTCAAGAGCTAATTTAGCATTTTCCAATGCTGTTTCACGAACTGCCTTAGCGTCTGCGATAGCTTCTTTTAAAAGATCATCCATTTTAAATCTCCACATTAATTAAACACAAGTTTCGACCAGAGACTTATGTGTGTGATTGGATTCAATAAAGTTATTAGAAACTTTAATAGTATCAACTCGGGTACATCATATGATAGTTGAATAACTGATGATGTATTCTTTCTATATTATAAATATAAGAAAGTAATAAAAAAGATTAAAACTTAAAACATTTTTTTAATGTTCAAGTAAATCGTTAGCAGTTCTTATTCTACTTCTTGCTCTTTTTTCTCTATTAATTTCAGAAGGTTTTCTGTAAAATTCTTTTTTTCGTAAATCTAAAAGTAATTTACTTTCCTTTACTTCTTTTTTTAACTGTCGTAAAGCTCGTTCTAAATTATTATTTTTTACTATAACCTGAATCACTGAACAGTTTTAATCCGATTCATTATCTCCACGCCAATTTTTATCAACGTAATTATAAAATTCTTTCTTTTTATCATCGGGTATTTGATCGGGTTCTGACACACCGTATTTCTTTAGAGCTGCCATAAAGAATTTTTGATATTCTTCTTTATCACCTTTTTCAGGTCCATGTTCTCCATTATCGTGTGTCTCTTCCATTTCGTTCAGATCATAATATCTACCAAGAATATGTCCCATATCTTCATATAGACCAGACATTCTTTCTTGTAGTGATTGTGCTTCAGTAGCTACTTTGTTAAAAGACTTAGAAAGGTTAGTAAGTTCCTTCATGTTACGACCTATCGTAACTTTATCAAACCACTCATCAGTTTCGCGAAGAGTATAAATACGAACTTGATTAGCAAGCTCCGAAAGTCCTTTGGCTACATCTTTAAGATTACCTTCTCGATAAATGTGTTTTCCCATAGAACCAAAATTACGAATATTGTCACTAAACTCTTTAAGATTGAGGTCTTCCTCTTCTTCTACATATCCGATTTTTTCTTTTACTAAGTTAGATAACTTAATTCCATCAGTAGTAGGAAAAGAGTTTCCACTTACCATTCCACCGACAAGTGAAATGGTACCTTCTTTTAAAAGGTCTTTCAACTTAATCATTATATTCTCGGATCG